TATTGAGGTTAATTTTTTATAAATATATGTATAAATTTGAAACATCAACTTGACAAAAAAAAAGTGATAATTTCTTATCACTTTATAAATTTATTTGTAATGTAACATATTAGTATGCGAAAAAGTCCATTTCATCTGCTTTTGAAACTGTACCATAATCCAAATATTCATTTAACATTCTTATTTGATGTTCCTTCATTACATTAACAACCTTTGTAATATAATGCGTTTTACAATCTGTCATTTCTCTTATTAAGAGATATAAATGTTTTTTGTTAAAATTTTCAATATTTTGACTTCTACGGAACAATTCTAATATTGCATCTGCAATTTGAATATCTCTTTTCTTAGTGAATACATTAGTTAAATTAGTATCCCAATAATTAAGCATTAAATCTTTAAATTCATTATACTCATCACCTCTTTGAGTTTCGTAAAAATCATTTTCAGGATTCCAACTTTCAGGCATTTCTGATAATAATGATGTTTTCTTAAATCGTTTGTAATTTGAATTATTATTTAATATTAAATAATTTTTAGCAACAATAGAAAAATATGAGAATGCTTTTCCCCTACCTTCTTTAAACATATGAATTTTTTGAATTAGAATCGCAACAACTTCACATTGTACATCTTCTTTAGGTACATCAAAATATGTAAACTTAAATGTGTTTAAAATATTCTCTGCTAATTTTTCAAAGGGATATTGTATCCTATCTTTATATAATTGATTTTTTTCCCTATCGGAAATTGATTTATTATACGCAACGATAGCATCTTCGGTATCTTGCGTAAAATACATTTTATTTTTTCTTGGTCTTGGCATTTCTATAAAGTGTTTTTATATTTTTCAATAATATCCTTTAGCTCAGTAAATACCGTGCCAACTTCATCATCTGATTCAAATGAACCCCTTAAATCAATTGCTCTCATATCTTCCAACATGGTTTCAAATTTTTCTAATGTATATTCATTTAATTCATAATAATCCGTTTGCGCCTGTTCAATTTGACTTACTAATTCTATTCCCCTAAGAATCAGTACCACATTTACAACTAATGATAATAACAGTAAAGTAAATAAGATTGCTTCCATATATTTTATATTTTAGTAAAGATACAAAAAATAATTGATATATCCAAATTTATTTTAAGCCTCTCCGATTGGGCCGTTGAATAAATTAGAATAATCTATATCATTTCTTTCTATTGTTTTTAATTGATTTTGTAATTTTTGTATTTTAGCCAAAACAACTTTATCAAATTTATCTTTATCAATTACATCATTTTCAAATAATTCTTCTAATAAAGTATCTAATATAACTTCTAATGTTATTACTTTACTTATCAATAATTCTTCCATATTAAAATGTTAATGAACCAGTTAATTGTCCAATTGATTTAATAAATTGCTTAAACTCTCTATCCGATTCAGATTCATAATCCGTATCTCCAAATGATTTTTTAATTGTATAATCGGTATATCCCATAGCTGATGCCATTCGTACACACATAATTTTAAATTCAAAAATATTCATATCATCGGGTACATCAAATGATATGTTCTTTGCTTCTCTATTTAAAGGTTCTTCGGATTTGTATGATAATATTGCCATAACTATACTAATTGATAACCCTTAGATATTAAAGATTGTGCGTTTTTAAATTTAATAAACGCCATATCACCATTCGGCCCCTGTAACATTACTTTATCATTTCTACCAGGTTGTTTGGTTGAAATTACTTGGGTTGTATATCTACGAAGTTCTGAATTAATATCAATTCCATCAATAGCATCAATTAATCGTTGAGCTAATATACATTCAAATAAACCCATATCTTCCATAAGGTCTTGTTCGGTTTTCCAAGTTTCCTTATCTGCTGAAAATTCAACTATACCCAAATTATCCGTATTAACTTTAAATGATGTATGTCTAATTGTTTTTCTTGTTTTTTCTTTGTTACTATCTTTTTCAAAGTACAAAACTAATTTATCAGATTTTTCAGTAACTGTTGGATTTACCAATGTTAATGGTGCATCTTCAACTAACCTTAATGTAATAATTCTTTTGTCCATATCCACATCATGTGATGTAAATGAAATACCTTTTAATTTTGATATCTTATTATTATAATCACTTAGTTCATCATTTGTAACTGGTGATTGTTTAATCAATTTTACTTTCATAATATTCTTTAATTTTATTTTCTAAATACTCAATTGAATCAGAATTTCCTATAAATCCCATATACTTTATATAGTAACGAATATTAGTTGGATTTGTTTCTAACTCTTTTTTTAATACATCTAACTCAGGTAAATATTTTGTTATATATGTCATAGTAAATCCTCCGGACTTTGTCTATAAATTCTATATGAATCTTCATCAAAATGTTCTGTTGATACTTCAAATATAATTGAGTTATCTTCTAATGCGATTAACTGATGAGGTAAACCCCGTTCAATTAAAACTGATTGACCCCTCTCTAATGTAGTACCTTCTAATTTCCCATTTTCAACATCAATCCAATTAAATTGGAATCTTCCTTCTTGAACATACCAACTTTCTTTTTTAATCAAATGGTAATGCATAGAAAACCTATTTCTATCTTTTGTAAACACTAATAGTTTACCACAATATTCATTGTCATTATGAACCCATAGTTCATAACCCCATTTCTTTTCTACTCTTTTTGGAGTATTGATGTTTACTTTTATTTCCATTAACTATAACTGTCTACTTTTAATAATCCACTATACTCACATATATGCTCTTTACCAATGAATGGTAGTATTGCTAATTCTTTTGCTTTTGCCTCAACCATAATGTCCACATCGTACCCATATGTGTTGGGGATTCTATTAATGTAATCGGAATGGGCTTGGTCTTTGATTTTTGTGTTGTTTTCATGTAATGATTTTGATTCTGAATAATGTACAACCGGCGTAATTGATTTAGGCCAAGTTGATACGGCTAATTTTAATGCCATTTCCTCTGATAAATCACCTGTACAAAATTTGTGGTGGTGATAATCAAATACAATTGGAATACCAATTATATTATGTATGAACATTAAATCTTTAACTGAGTACATTGATGCTTTATCATCATTCTCAATTGTAAGTCTTTTTCTAACCGATGGTGATAATCGTTTGAAGTTTTCACAAAATCGCATCATAGCAGAAATCTTATCACCATACACACCATTACAATGTATGTTAATTTTATTATATGGAGATTTTTCCAATCCCATCATATCAAATACTTTACCATGTAGTTCTAAATCAGCAATTGTTTTAAGTACAACTGATTCATTAGGTGAAACTAATACGTTAAATGGACCAGGATGGGATGTAATACGAATACCCCAAAACTTAGCAAAATCACCTGCTTTTTTTAATTCACGCTTAATCTCTTTGTAATCTTTTAACTGAGTTAAATCTAGTTGGTCACCCCACGGAATAAGTGCTGATGATAATCGAAAGAAACTAATTCCATTCAATCGATTCCATTCTAAAATTCTAACAATATCTTTTGCATTGAGTAATGCAAGTTCTGACACATAATCCATACCCCTTGCTTCAAAAGTACGTTTAACCATAGTACGATTTGTGGTAACCTGTTTACCCATTGACATATTAATACAAGCGTATCCTAATTTCATAGTTTATTTGTTTTATACTCAAATATACGAAATTAATTTGGAATAAACAAATATTTTAATAAGTTTTTGTATCGAAATCGGTTGGATATGAAGTATCCTTGTCGTTTTTAACATAAGTTAACCAATAGTTAACTGCATTTTGGTCATTTATCCATGCCTTTCTATCACCCCAATTGAAATTTGGTTTAGCGTAATAGGGTTTTTCATTTCTAGCGTATTGTGCTCTACGGGATGATTTTGGTGTAAATTCATCAATTAAACCATCACCAGTGTTATCATATCCATCAATGGTACCATCACCATCGATATCAATACCACGTCTATTAACATCCTTTATTAAAAAAGATAATTCATCTTCTTCCACATTTGTTGTAGCGGTACTAGTTTCTTTTTTTTTTACGTCCTCATTATATTGAGAGGCCGCTTTTAATAATTCTTCGTTTGGTTCTGAGGGATTTCCAATTTCATTAAAGAATACTTCTGCATCTTTTTCTGATAGAGTTATTGGTTCATCGTATAATCCCAACTCCTCATCGTTTTCCATCATTTCAACCAATGCTTCTTTTTGAGTTTCCTTTTCATCTGGCTCCTCACCATATAATTCTCTTTTCTGAATTACTTTCTTTACATCATCCTCACCCTTATCAATTTTTAATGCGGTGTTGAATGCAATTACTAATGTTACAGCTAATGGGTCAAATACAAATATAATAAGAAGTGCAAACCAGTTAACAATAGTTGACATCGGTTTACCTGTTATTTCAGCCATAAACTTTAAAGGTCCTACCTCACCAGCCACCTCTGAACTTTGTTGTACATCCAATGCTTTTAATTCTAACTTTGTAATTGAATCAGTCAATACTTCGATTTTTTCTTCAACTTTGATTCGTTGTTCTTTTGCTTCGTTTAATTGAGTAGTTAATACTCGTCTATTAGCAGATGATGATGATGATAAAATATTACCATTTCTATCCTTAGATGTTTGTACGTTATTAGACAATCCACCTGATAACGAGCCAATAGTTTGAGTTAATTGAGTTTTCTCTTCATTATAAGATTTCAATTGTTCTTCAAATCTATTCTTTTTAAGATTTACAATTTCAGTTTGTTTATCAACAACCCCCAATTGGTCTGCGGTTGTTTGATATGCGGATGTTAGGAACCCATATATACCAGCTGATGTAATAACGATAAGTACACATACTCCAATCAATAGATAGGTTCTGAGTACTTTGTTTATTTTGTCCCAATAATTATAAAGGAATCCAGCTGATATTAATTTTCCAAATTCTAAAGAACTAGCCATTAGGATTACGGCAGTAGATGCCCCAGCGAATAGCTTGGATAATCCAGTTACCGAAAAGAAAGCCGCGGCTGATGCTATCAGTAATGCGGAAACTCCTAATAAAATAGTTCTAAATTTCATTTATGATAATTCAACGATGTTACGAGCTTGCTCTAACAATCTTTCAATTTCTTTAGTTAAACGAATTGCATCAGATTGGTTTGATGGTCTTTTTCCTTCTAACATTTCTTGGATAGTTTTTGTTCTATTGTTAATTCCATCCATGTACGATAATGCCTTTTCTTTGTATTCAGGTTTCATATTGTTCTTTTTAATTGTATATATATAAATATCTAAAAAATAAAAAAGGGAGATTATTAATTCTCCCTTCTTAAAACGTAACATATTAAACCATTAAAGTTTAAGCTTAACTTTTTTGGTTTTTTCTTCTTTGGATTTACTTACAATCAATGTTAAGATTCCATCTTTAATAGATGCTTCAGTCAATTTACCATCATATGGTGATGCAACTGAGAACTCTAAATTAATATCTCTAACAAATCCAGCAGCATCTTTTTTCTTAGATGCTTTGATTAAGATTTCATCGTTATCAATTGTAATATCGATATCAGATGGGTTGTGTCCTACAACATTAACCGTTATTTTTTTACCACCATCTTCCATCTCATCAATATAATATTGTGAGAATATTGGTGAAAAAGATAAACTTGGAGTTGTATTCCACATTGGTTTTTGGTTTTTTGCTATGGATTCCAATAATCCATCAAGTGTGTTAAAAGTAAACATAATTTTTTATTTTTTTGGTTAATATTAATTAAGATATTACCAATATCGTACCAATTCTATTATTATGAAATTTTGTCAGTTTATTTTAATAAATTCGGAAATAGTGTCAGTTAAAACATTGCTGATACATTATCCATCATACCAGTTGCGTTTCGGTATTCGGTATTTTCCAATCTACAACTCATATGGTCTGCCCAATGAATTAAATATGGTAACTCAGTTTTTAATTGGAAGTTTTCATCATATGACATGAAGTACTTTTTAGTTGCTTCATTGTATAATCCATCAGCCATCATAATACCTAATTGTTCTTTTTGAGTATATTTTATACCATATTGATTTAGTAACCAAAGTGCTCTATCAGTTACATCAAAGTATTGTAACTTTGGATTGATATGAAAATACTCTTTCTTATTCTTTTGATGCCACTCCGATGTTTGCGGTAGATAGTATGGTTCTGCTCCATCTCCCAATTTACCCAAATCATGGTGGAATGCTGCGAATAACAATTCCTCATCAGTAAAGTTGATATAACCTCCACTTGTTTCAAACATCTTCTTTAATTTATAAGCGTTAGTTGCTACATTCATTACGTGGTCTATATAACCACCAACATATGCTGAGTGGAAGTTTAGTTTAGCCGATGCGGGTGCAATTGTTAACTCTATACCTAATTCATTTTCAGAATACATATGTAGTAATTTTTCCAATCGTTCACCACTAAATACTTTTTTTAGTGCAGCAATAAATCTTTCGTAGTTTTGTTGAAGTTGTTCTTCTGTGTAGTTCCTAATCATTTTCTATGTATTTATGTGTTAGTGATTTATATAATATTTCTAATTCTTCTTCAGATGAACAAAATCCAAGTCCATCCATATCCAACATTTCTATGAAATATTGTCCGGGTTTTAGTCCCATATTTTTTAGTTCTTCCAAATCGCTTGATACGTTTGATACAAACATTGGTGCATATCTATCAATTCTATTTTTTGGAATTGGTAATGTAAAGAAGTATGGCTCATCTTCATCCTCTTCATCCTCATCATTATCTTTCTTATATTGAGGTTCATCAAACATTTCTACATCTTCAACACTATGCTTAACCCAACCTTGTCTTTTAAAAGTTTCTTCGGTTATTGGTGTTAATTTTAATTTTGGCTTTCTCATTGTAATATAATTCGGATTGTTTTTTCTAAATTTCTAAACTTACATTTAACTATCATAGTATCTCCTATCATATTATCAATAGGTGCAATAACAGTATTAATCTCACCAGCGGTACCACTATAAGATGATGAATTTATTGTTGGTACAATTGCTCCAGCAAAACCAGTAACATATGTTGTATCAACATTTACCCATTGACCATTTGTATTTATAATTCTACGAATCATAACATATGCTGTATCATTTAGAGTCCAACTATGTGATGATTCCCAATTAACTAATTCAGGCGGATATGGTTCTTTTCCATTTTTTAATAACTTGCCAGTCAATCGATGTATAGTCTGAATTGAATTGGCTGTTGAGTTTAATTGTAGTTTATATAAACCTTCATTTGTGGTATCTAATCTACCATCAACACTTAGTGTGTAATTATGAGGTACTTGAATTTCTTCTTTTTCACAAGAAATTAATCCAATTACGGATATTAAAATTAATAGGGTTTTTTTCATTTTTAAGGTTTTAAAATTATTATAACAATCGTTTAAGAATACTTTCCCAAGTTGGGTACTCATTATATTTTAACTCTTCATAAGACCAACCAAATCGTAACAACTCTCCACCAAACTCACCAGCACCATTCTTAATACGGTCATCAATAAGATAATCACCCATCAACAAGTCTTTTCGGTGTGTAACAAACATCTTTTTGTGGAATAGATTTCCGAAGTGTTTCTCTATCCAAAAACGTTTATCAGTTGCTGCGTCGGGGTTTCCCCAAGGAGCGGCGGTAGCGATAAACAATTCATATTTTCCACTTTCAGCCAATTTCTTTACTGCTTCAATAGCTCCTTCCATTGGTGGTGGGGTTCTGAATATTCCTGCAATATGGTCAGGGTTATGTTTGTATCGTTCTTTTAAGTGTGGGTGGGCTTCGAACCAATCGTTAAATTCTTTCTCTAAATCCACTAAAACTCCATCCATATCGATGTAAACTATTTTTCTTTTCTCACTCATATCTCTCAGTCTTATATAGTAAATGTACGAATAATATTTGATATTTCCAAATATTTTGCCAATTATTTTAGTCTATAATGAAATTTATACCCACAATCCTCATCATAATCATCATCCTCAACCACTTTAATCGATTGCCCGATGATTTCTTGGAGTGTTTGAACACTAACCCGGTTCCAATACCCAAATCTAAGGTAGACATCGTTACCGCCACCCATTACCTGGTTAATCTCAAATTCACCCAATTGGGTTTCAATCTCTTTTAGTTTAATAATACTCAATCCGTTCATCATATTTTATCGTTTTAAAGGTTTATGTCTTAATCTTACTATACAAACATACGAATAATATTTGATATATACAAGCCTTTTTTCGTTTATTTTTCAACTTTTTCATAACGTGTTGATAATCAATAGCATAAAAAAATCCCCACAATTGAACTTAATCAAAGGTAGGGATTAAACCTCTAAGGTAGCGCCGTCAAGGAATACTTTTATTTTTTTGAACCAGTTGTTTCTGCAAATTCCATATATGCATCTAATAAGGAATCAACTACTGGGTGTCTATGGTTTTGAAGTAGAGTTAATGAATCCATATCCTTAATCTTCTTTGCAGCTGATAATAGAAACTTAAACCCACTCTCTCCTCTATATTTTAAATCTACTTGTTGTGAATCTCCACATACAACCATTTTACTTCTTAATCCCAAACGTGATGTAATCATCTCCATTTGGTCATTGGTACAATTCTGAGCCTCATCTACAATAATAAATGAATCTAAAAATGTTCTACCCCTCATAAATGCAAGTGGTACAATTTCAACTTGTCCACTTTCTATAATCTTATCTATTTTTTCTTTATTGTATAATTGATAAAAGTTTGCGTAAATTGGTTGCATCCAAGGTTCCATCTTTTGATGTAAATCACCCGGTAAGAATCCAATTTCTTCTTTACTTACCGTTGGTCTGGTTATAACAATTTGTTTTACACTCTTTTTGAATAACATATCTAATGCCACTTGACATGCCAATAAGGTTTTACCACTTCCCGCCTTACCACTTAATATGGTAATAGCGTTATTTAAAATTACTTCCTTACCTACTTTTTGTTCTGCATTTAATTGGAGTTGAAATTTAATAGGGCCCTTCGGTCTTTCTATAATATTCTCTCTAATTTCCTCAGTTAATTTTCTGTGTTTTGCCGATTGATTCTCTGCCATAAATAATTGTTAGGTTAAATTCATTTGCTTACGCTTCGGTTTGGCTGGTGTGATATTGGTTAAACGAATTCCTTTTTGAACGGAAACTATTTTAGCACAAATTTCATACTTTTCCATTCTTTCGCATAATGCTAATAATTGTTGTAACGCTTTCACATAATCTTCCCTTTGAATTACGGATACGATTTCCGAATTCTGAAATTCAATTAGTACGATTGATTGTGATTTTGATGATAAGGCTAGTCGAAGATTTTCTAGCACATTTAATAATAGTTCATCACCATAATTGTATAAGTACTGGTTTAGTACTTTGTTTTTTATGGATAGGTATTTTCTCCATTCTACACTTGGTAAAGCTTTTTGTTTTCTCAAAGTTCCAATATGTTAGTGTTACTTATTATAAGTATTCTATAACATTTTATTTAATGTTATTATGATGATATTGGTGAGTTATTATTTGATGTTTGCCCCGTACCCTCTGTAAGTACACTTTGGGGTTTATCCCATTGTTGTGTATTAATATTCCATTTCCAATCAATATTTTTATCATCGGTTGCGATTTCATTTTGAAAATCACCAGGTCTACCAAATGGTGGAAATGTAGTTGGGTTATTTAAATTGTTTGGTAATTCACCAGGCAATGGTACTGCACTGTCATATATTTCACCACCAGTATTATATTTCCATCTACCCAATTTCTTACCACGAATTAATCTATCTTCATATTTTGCTTCAGGTTTTTGTACTACCCAATCAACATATCTAACAATATCATCAATATTATAAGTTGGATTCGAACGTGCTTTTCTATAATCACTAACGCTTGGGTCTATACCAAGATTAAAATTAGAGTTTGCAAATAAATTCTTTAATACAAGAACACCATTATCGGCAGTTTGATTTAGTTCACTAAAGTGTAATGCCTCTACTTTTTTCTTTATACCATCTAATGTTACTACAACAATAGCAGGTACCTTTGCAGCGGCTGGAACATAGTATGGATTATTTTGTGAATATGTATAAACCAATTCATCATAAAATGGTTTAGATGTATATAATATTGGATTTGCATCATTTACAGTTTCCTTTATAGATAGGAAAAACTTAAAAGAAGTACCATCTACAATCTTTATGTTGCTAATATCTATTTTTGGAAAATCTACAAAGTTTTGTTTATATTCACCACTTATACGAATAAACCCACTATTGTTGAATTTAGATACAGTACTTTGTTTAGGTGTACCCTCCTCATCTTTAACAAGTCTTATACCAACAAGTTGTTCTTTACTAATATCATTAGATTCGATAGTAGCACCATCCAATGTAATACGGCTTACTTTCGTTACCTCATCGGTTGAAGTTGCCTTTATGGTTTTGTTTGGTAGCTGACTTAGTGATTCTATCTTCATACATATAAATATGATTAATCATAATATTCTACAATAACACCAGCTTCTTTAAACATTTGAATTGAACGTTCCGCCGACTGCTTCCATATCTCAGGCCAAGGTTTTGTAGATGTTCTGAATACTACCTTTATTATTCCAGCTGAAATTATACCTCTAGCACAATCAGCACAACTAATATCACACGTCATATACATTGTTGTACCTAAAGTAGATACACCAATTCTAGCAGCATTATAAATAGCGTTTCTTTCCGCATGTTCGAACCAAAAGTATTTCTCAGGTCTTTCTTGCCTCTCATCAATATCATCGTTTATACCCCTTGGAAATGAGTTATAGCCGGTAGAAACAATTGAATTGTCTTTACCGACTAACACTACACCAATCTGAGTTTTGATATCTTTTGATTTAAGTTTTACTTGCTCCGCAATGTTTATGAAATACTCATCCCAATTCATATAAATTCAATTTCGTTAGTTTCTGAATTCCAATCAAATGTGATTGGATTATTAACTTGCTCATATGCTTCATTTAAAACTGAAGCATTAAAGAAGTGAGTACCATTGTGAAATTTGTAACCATATCCACCATGTATATGTCCGAATACATGAATCTTTGGTGGTTGTTCATCTAACTTTTCTCTAAGTAAAGCACATCCTAAATGTGGTTGACTATATGGTGGTCCACTTACATCTAAGTGGTCTTGTGGAGGTCCGTGAGTAATAAGAATATCGGTATCTTTGGGGATTGCTTCCCATTTAGCTTCCAACTCACTACCACCTTTAGGTAAGTTAAATGCCCAATCGTAAAATTCAGGTTGCCAAGGGCTACCATAGATTTTAACCATTTGTTCAATATCACTAACTTTAATCCAATCATCCTGTAAGTAATCAATCCATTTATATGAATTAAGGATTTCCATTACCTTTTCTGGATGGTCTTCAAACATTCTATCGTGATTACCCGCAATGAATACCTTATGATGATAATTATCAATACCATTAAACCATTCACAAAATGAATAGATATCATTTGCATGGTAACCACTATTCATTATATCACCTGCATGAATAAGTAAATCACCACCAGGTAATTGTTCTGTAAGTTTATAATGCTTTGTATGTGTATCTGATATTAATGTAATTTTCATAACTTATTTTATTTTGCCCATTTACCTCGTTGAACGATTTGAGCGATTATTCCATATACTGATAAATCTTCATAAGTGTCTTGAATTGATTCACCTACTTCATCAGGTTGACCTAATACAACTAATTGCTTTAAACGTTGTACCTTATCATTTATTCTGAACCATAATCCAGTTAATGATAGTTTAACATCATCTTTGGATTCTAATGGAGTTCCTACTGAAATATTACCCGGTCCATAATTCCTTTGTTTTTTACAAAAGGTAATATACATCTCATCTAATATTGTTTTAAACTCTTCACAAGTTTGAGGGTAAGTTCTTTCACAAAACTCAACTGCTGTTTCTATTTTTTGCTCGTTATTCATATAGTGTGTATTATTGTTTAAGAACAAATATACGAATAAAAATCCACATTTCCAAACAAAATAAACTTTATTTTCTAAAATGAAAAATAGTTGAAATTTTCTTTACGTTTTGTCAAAGTTGTATATATGTATATAAGAAATAACAATACTCTAAGGTGAAGCTAATGAGTCTAAACGCTTCGAAACTTCAGGTACCCACTCCTGTTGGATAAGATAAAATTTCCTTTCTACACTTTCAAAAACGCACAGAGACACGGTGACACTGTTACCTGAGTTATTATAATATAGTTTAAAAAGAATAAATTAAAAAAAGACAGAGACAGAGACTTTAGACTACTTCGAAGTTAAATGAATCTATTTTTTTAACTACCCTATATACCCTAGCGGTTGGGTCATTATTATCCAATTCATCTCTTTTTGATTGAGCTTCTTCGATTGTATCAAACTCATCCAAAGTATCATCTGAATTTAATTTGTAAACCCAGATTTGCCTCTTAGCCCAATTTGGGTCACCTGCGTTAACATCGGTTGGTATTAGTTGTTTTTGTACTGCGTATTTTACTTCCATTATATTGATGAATTAATTTTGAATATAAATATCTTATATTATCATTTTTATATATTTCAGACAGGTTGACATAGAAAAATACCACTATAATTTATAATGGTAATTGTGTCTAATAAGTTTTTATGAATTTACTTTAGTTAAATTCCAATCGATTTTAATCTTAAAATCTCATCTTTAACTTTTTGATTAAATGGTGTCCAGTTAAAATTAGTTAACATCCACTCTCTATATGATATAGGAATTTCTCTAACTTCCTTTCCAGCAAATTTACCAAATGGCATAAATACTTTGTCACCACCTGCCGCTTTCTCTTGTGGGGTAGCTTCACCCTCTATATGTAATCCGATTTCACTTAATGGAATGCCTGTTAGTTGTTTCTTACCTTCACCATACATAACCCAATTATTTTCCTCTTCTTTAAAGTAGATATCTTCAACCTTTCCAAATTTAGGAACTGCCCCAACAAAATCAACAACCAATCCTTCAGATTTATTTGGGTGAATACGAGTCACCCTACCAACAAACTGATACCACCAACTTAATGATGCGGTAGGTCTGCCGGTTATAATACAATCTAACTCAGGGTAATCGAATCCTACTGAAAGAATGTTTACTTGAGTAATACATCGTAATCTACCTGCCTTAAAATCATTGATGATTTCATTTCTTTCAGCGCTTGGCATATCAGAATATACTGCCCTACAACTTGGTATACGGGTTGTTAATTCCTTTGCCTCATCTATTGATGGAACAGCTATAAGGATTGATTTACGTCCGTAAAGTTGTTCAACTTTTTTAACAATTTTATCACCAATATTTTGTGACTTGTATGCTCTTTTAATA